GATCGAGTATTGCAAGATGCAATCCAGGCGCTGGCCGAATATCAGGCGAATGCTTCTCTGATGCTGCAGGAAAATCTGACTAAATCAGTTGAGGAACTGGCCGGCATGCTCTCCAAGCCGCGCATGACCGAGATTCAATATGATACTCAGGGCAATCCGATTGGGAGTATAAGCCGTGTCGGGTAATGTTTATGTAAGGCCGGCCACTGAAAATAACCGCCAGTTGGTTGCTACCAATCAAATCGGTACGCAGGATCTGGCTGTTCATTATCCGGTCTATGATACTTTTGAGACCCAAGTTGCCAGGGGGAATGTGCAAGGCGCCTACCCGTTTGGCTCCTATGGGAAGCGAACCGCTACAGGCGCCGAAACAAACCGTATCATTTGGCCTGATGGTACATTCACCCTGCCCGCTGCTGCCGGCGTACAAATGACGCTAGTAAGCACCAGCGCCAATGATGCCGCCGCAGGGACAAATATCCGCAAGGTTGAATTGCATTACCTGGATGCCGATTTAGCGCCGCAATCTGAAATTATTGAGCTTAATGGTCTGACAAATGTCACTACTGTGGCAACCGATATTCGGTTTATCCAATGTCTGCATGTCCATACGTATGGAACATCGCCCTATGCCGCAGGTACGATTACCGCAAAAAATGCGGGAACGACTTACAGTCAAATCAGTACAGGCGAGCTGCGCTGTTCATCCAGTGCGCGCATGGTGCCATTTGGTAAAAAATGCTTTGTATCCGGGGCCGTTGCCGGGGCCGTGAGTGGCACTGCCGCTGCTGGGGTATTTATTCAGATTGTCGCCACTGAATTAGATACCTTCCAATACACTAATCCGATGATTTTATTTCCGCATGGCGGTATTGGATTACAGGATACCTCTGTAACCTTTAATTTCCCGGTGCCGCTTGTTTTTAATGCTGGCACTGTTATTGCATTAAGCATGTCAACTGATAAGGCCGCTATTGTCGGCGCCTCCTGGTTTGGCTGGTTAGAGGATGTATGATCCACGCGATACGCGCCCGCATGACTTCGATACCACGGTCATGGGGCCGGGGTTTTTCGTTTTTTTCAACTACGGGATTATCGAAAGTGGCGGTTATTTCGATTATCCAGACAGGCCGCCGGCCGGCAAGAAGAAAAAGCGAAAGATTCAGCAGATTATTGAGGATGTGGCCGAGCGCACTGAGGGCCGCAGCCTGGAGGAAAAAGAACTGGCCTTGCGCTTATTGCTTGAGGCTGAACAGATTGTTTATCGTGACCTGTATCTGAAATGGGTACAAAAAGAAACCAGGAAACGAAAGCAAAAACGCGCTGCAATCCTTTTATTGCTGTTTGACAACTAAGCAGATAGTATTAGAATTGTAGTAACCGGAAACGGATGGCACGCCGTGAGGCGCCCTGATTTTATAAGAGGTCTAAATGACTGATGAAGAAATGGCCACAGCCGCCGAAAGTGCTGATGCTCCCGCTAGTGAAGATCAAGAAACCGAAGCCGATGAACTAGAATCTGAAACCGAGGAACCCACCGATGATACGGATGCGGTAGGCGATGAAACCGCTGATGATGTTGAAGAACCTGATGAGGCTCTTACAGCAGCACAGAAAAAAGCCGCCCAACTGTCATACAAGCTGAGAGAACAAAAGCGGCAGAATGCTCGCATGATGCGTCTGTTAGAGCAGCAACAAGCCCAACAGGCCCAGGCAAGCGCGCCACAGCCGCCGAAACTGGAAGATTTTGACACCATTGACGAGTTTGTCGATGCCAAGGTCAAATTTGCTTTAACGCAAGGCCAGGCACCGCAAGCGCCACCCAAGGCCGCTGATAATTCTGCTGATATTGCCGAGTTTGAAGTTGCCAGGGAAGATATGATCGCCAACGGTATCGCTAAGCATCCCGATTTTGCGGATGTGGTATTGGCTGAAGATGTCGATATTTCATTAGCAATGGCTAATGCACTTATCGAAATTGACGATACCGATCTCCAGGTAGATACGGCCTACTACTTAGGGACTAACCCCAAAGAAGCTAGCCGTATTGCTAAGCTCTCTCCTGTACGGCAGATAGCCGAGATTGCCAAGCTTAGCGCCAAGATTGAAGCGAAGCGGCAAAAACCCGGCAAGCAGCCTTCCAAGGCGCCAAAACCGATCACGCCAGTAGGCGGCAAGAAAACCCCTACCAGCGAGATTTCAGAAAAGGATGATTTTGAAACTTTTATGAAAAAACGGAATAAGCAGCTTGGAAGGATTTAATTAAAAATCTTACTGTCGGGAGACAGCAAAAATGGCCAATAGCATTTTAACAATTGATATGATCACGAAAGAGTGCTTGCGCCTGGCGCATGAAAAAGCCTCTTTTCTGGGTACTATCAACCGCGAGTTTGATGCGTCTTATCGTGGTGATGGTAAAATCGGGGATACCCTGCGTATCCGTAAACCCGCACAATATACCCGCCGGCAAGGCTCTCGCGTCATGGATGTACAGGATGCCGGAGAACAGCAAGTTTCCCTGGTGACTGCTACACAGGACGGGGTAGATATGCGGTTCAATTCGCGTGAATTGGCGCTTGATTTGACCAATTTCTCGAAACAGCACCTTGAACCGGCAATGGCTGTACTGGTTTCCGGTATCGAATCCGATGTTTTGCAGGGTTGCACCAAGGCCGTTTCTCAGCTTGCCGGCACCGCTAGCACTGTACCGAGCGACCTGGCTGCTGTTGGGGCTGCCCGCGCCAAGATGAATCAGCAACTGGCCCCGAAAGACGGTCAACGCTTTGTTCAGATGGATTCTGTCACTATGGGCACGATGGTCAATGGCCTGAAAGGTTTGTTTCAAGATAGCAACCAGATCAAGGAACAATACCGCGAAGGCATGATTGGCCGTACCGCCATGGCGGATTTTTATGAAAATGAGCGTATCTGGACGATGGCAAACAGTTCAGACGTGACCGGCGTCACCCTGAATACCTACACCGTTGTTGATGGCGATTCTGATCTCAGCATTACTGGTGCCTCTGCAGCCCCGGCTGTGGGTATGGTATTCACCATTGCCGGTGTTTATGACTGTCACCCTGAAACCAAGGCGCCCTATCCGCACCTGAAGCAGTTTGTAGTGACTAATGACACGGCTCCGACCACCGCCGCAATCACTATTTCTCCGACCATCTATCTCACTGGTGCGCGGAAAAATGTCTGTGATTCTGCCGGCGCTGATGTGTCTCCGTCAACCACGGCTGCCCTAACCTTTGTAGGTTCTGCCTCCACCAGCTATGCGCAAAACCTGATGTATCACAAAGATGCCTTCACGTTTGCCGTTGGTGAACTGCCGCTGATGGCTGATGCCAGTAAATGTGTGGTGCAGACTTATGACGGTTTGAGCCTCCGTGTATGGCAAGCGTCCGACATTCGGAATGATGAGCTTTTAACCCGTATTGATATTCTGTACGGCTACAAGGCAATCCGTCCTGAATGGGCATGCCGTATCACTTCCTAACCGGCTGATTAACTAAAGGAGATTTGAATTATGTCTAATCAACCTACCGAGTACGAACAGGCCGGTTATAATAGTCCTGATGGTGTCCAGGTCGGAAAATCCGCCACTGAGAAAGTCGGATTTTTTGGCGCCACGCCTGTTGTCCAGGCGGCCATTACGGCTGTAGGAACGGCTACCGCAACAACCACCTTGAATGAAACCAAGATTGATCGGCTTTATGCCGCGCTTGCTTCTCTTGGGCTGATTAATACTGGAGGATGATCCGCCGAGGCACAAGTTAATCCCCGGTTTTCCGGGGATTGCTTGTGTTTTTTTCTTATGGGGAATTTATGAGCAATCTTTTTTTTGACGAGGGCAAGAAAGCCACAGGCCAGAAAGTGCTACTGGCTACCACGGCCTACGATAAGACCGCGCCCGCCTATACCTTTGCGATACAGCGCTCCCGTCATGCTTTAGAACAAGCTGGTATTCAAACCGCTTACTTATTACTTTCCGGTAATTGCCATGTTGACGATGCCCGTAACTCTGTTGTACAGCAATTTCTGCTATCAGACTGTACCGATCTGGTATTTCTGGATGCGGACGTATTTTGGGATGTTGAATCACTAATTGCATTATGCAAAGCTGATGCAGATTTAGTGGGCGGTATTTATCCCTATCGACGGGAAGGCCAGAATGAAAAAATGCCGGTTATCTTAATGCCTGGCGCGCAAAAGGATGAAAACGGGCTGATTGAGGCGCTTGGGCTACCTACCGGCTTTATGAAAATCCGCCGCCATGTTATCGAAACCCTGTGCGAAACTGCCGATCATTTCCATAATCGGGCCGAAACCCGGTCACAAGTGCCGATCCTATTTGAGCGCACCTATGAAGATGGGGGCCGCCTGGGTGGAGATATTGCATTTTGCAAGAAATGGGCGGAAAAGGGCGGGAAACTCCATGCTATGGCCGATTTGCGCCTTGGGCATACTGGATCAATTACCCTGTATGATAGCCTGTCTGCCGCCATGCGCCGCCAGGAGAAAGGAACGCTGCGCTACATGGCCGATTGCGTGAAGGCCAATGACTTCAACCCCCACTTATTCACCGAGGTCAGGAAGGCTGAGGGGAACCCCTACAGCGCCTTGGAGGATGTTTTAATGATGTGCGCGCTATTGGGCCATAAGGCCGATGGGCCGATTCTGGAGGCCGGCTCTGGTATTACCTCGATAGTATTAGCCGCATCCACCGATCAGCAGGTCTACTGCCTGGAGCATGATGATTATTGGGCGAAGAAAGTGGCAGTAATGGCCGATGAGGCCAATGTTAATAATTTGACTATCGTGCGCTGTGAAATCGAGAATGGCTGGTATAAATTACCTGAAAATCTGCCGAAATCCTTTGCCCTTGGGCTGAATGATGGCCCGCCAAGAATATTAGGATCACGCATGGGATTTTTTAAGCATTTTGGCGAGATTG